TGCTATTTAATGATAGTGTAAATATTGGTATTCTTGCTAACAAGGCAGCAACCGCAAGGGAACTTCTTGGCAGACTACAAACTGCATATGAGAATGTTCCCAAGTGGATGCAACAAGGTGTCTTGTCATGGAATAGAGGTTCACTGGAGTTAGAAAATGGTTCCAAAATCTTGGCTGCTTCGACTAGTGCCTCAGCTGTTCGAGGAATGTCATTCAATATCTTGTTTCTGGATGAGTTTGCATTCGTTCCAAATCATATTGCTGATTCGTTTTTTGCCTCTGTTTATCCTACTATTACTTCTGGTAAAAGCACGAAAGTCATAATGGTATCTACTCCTCACGGGATGAACCATTTTTATAGGTATTGGCACGACGCAGAAAGAGGAAAGAATGAATATACTCCAACAGATGTTCATTGGTCTGAAGTTCCAGGTAGAGATGATAAATGGAGACAACAAACTATTGCAAACACTTCAGAGCAACAGTTTAAGGTTGAATTTGAATGTGAGTTTCTAGGATCTGTTGATACTCTTATTGCACCTAGTAAATTAAGATCTTTTGTTTATGAAAATCCAATGACATCAAGTGCAGGACTTGATGTATATGAAGAACCAGAAAAGAAACATGATTATGTTGTTACAGTAGACGTTGCAAGAGGAGTAGAGAAAGATTACTCTGCATTTGTAGTTGTAGATATTACTTCATTCCCTCATAAGGTAGTAGCAAAGTATAGGAATAATGAGATTAAACCTATGCTATTCCCAAGTATCATATATGAAATAGCATCAAAGTATAATCAAGCATTTATTTTATGTGAAGTAAATGATATTGGAGATCAGGTAGCAGCAATTATAAATTACGATTTAGAATATGAAAATCTCTTAATGTGTTCTATGAGAGGTAGAGCAGGTCAAGTTGTAGGTCAGGGGTTCTCTGGTAAGAAGACACAACTTGGAGTTAAGATGTCCAAGACTGTTAAGAAGGTTGGTGCTCTTAACTTAAAGACTATTATTGAGAGTGATAAATTATTATTTAAGGATTATGAAATATTAAGTGAATTAACAACTTTCATTCAGAAGAGTAATTCCTTCGAAGCAGAAGAAGGATGTAATGATGACCTTGCAATGTGCCTTGTCATATATGCTTGGTTGGTTGCACAAGACTATTTCAAAGAACTTACTGATCAGGATGTAAGGAAAAGATTGTATGAAGAACAGAAAAATCAGATTGAGCAAGATATGGCACCATTTGGTTTTATTGCTGATGGATTAGAAGAAGGTACTTTTGTTGATGCGGAAGGTGATAGGTGGTATACAGATGAATATGGAGACAAGGGTGGAGGTATGAACTATATGTGGGACTATATGTAAACATCCAAAATAATAAATATTTTCAGAAATACTGAGTATCGGAGTCTAAAGCATGGCGACACCTCAATTATCTCCTGGTGTATTAACGAGAGAGGTTGACCTTACCGTAGGAAGAGCTGAAAATGTATTGGATAACATCGGTGCGATTGCTGGTCCATTCAGCATCGGTCCCGTCGATGAACCAATTGATATTGCTACAGAAGAGGATCTAATCAACGTATATGGTAAACCGCTAGGAACGGATGCCCAATACGAGTACTGGATGACAGCAGCGTCTTACCTTACTTACGGGGGAGTCTTAAAAGTTTGCCGTACTGACGGAACGAACTTAAACAACGCAAACGCAGGTGTTGGAATAGCATCTACGTCTGCTGGTAACTTAAAAATTAAAAATTACGATGATTACCAGAACAACTGGAATACATCGACAGAATTTACCTATGGTGCAAAGAACCCAGGTTCTTGGGCAAATGGTTTAAAAGTCTGCTTCATTGACGACTTGGCAGACCAGACTTTAGGTATCACAACTACAAGTCCAGGAGATTATGGTGCTATCGTTGGATATGCTGTAACTGCTGCACTATCGGATGTGGTCATACCTGGTGCTGGTAGTACTGCTGGATTTAGCGGATACCTGAAAGGAATTATAACTGGTGTATCAACAGATGCTACGAACAGTCTTTCTACAGTTGATGTAAAAATTGTATCTAGAGTTTCTAGTGCAGGTACTGAAACTAAAATCGATTATAAGCAGTATACTCAATACGCTTCATTCGATACTTCCGATAACATCTGGTTTGTAAACAACTCTGGTATTAATACTGGTGCTCCAAACGCAGTGAATACTCCAGTAACCTTCTCACCAACGGCTGCAGAAGATTGGTATGATAATCAGGTTCTAGGATTAGAGAATTCAGTAGTTTACTGGAAGTCTCTTGCTCCAAGACCATCATCTAACAATTATGTAACCAAGAGAAAGGGCAAGAACGACGGAATGCATCTTGCTGTTGTTGATGACTTTGGTACCATCAGTGGAGTTCAAGGTGCTATCCTTGAGAAGCATATCAGTCTTTCCAAGGCAGAAGATGCTATCTCTGCAGTAAATTCTCCACAGAAGATATACTACAAACAGTATCTTGCAGATTTCTCCGACAATATTTACGCTGGATACAACGTATCTGCTGCTGCTGATACCTACTGGAATACTGAACCAATTGCATCTGGTTTCGGAACTGCTTGCACACCTTATACAACTGCTCAAGGTTTATGGGGTCAGAAGGCACAAGACACAACATTCTCACTTATAGGAAACAAAACCTATAAATTTGGTGGTGGTGTTGATTATGGTGCTGGAATTCCTGAAGTCGGACAGAATGGTGGTATGACTGCTACTCTAGGTGATCTTAAGACTTCATATAATAAGTTTGCCAATAAAGATGAGATTCAGGTAGATTATCTAATCATGGGGCCTGGTTTAGGTGCCAGAGATCTCTCACAGGCAAAAGCAAATAGTCTGTTATCCATTGTTGGAGATAGAAAAGACTGTGTTGCATGTATTGGTCCTCATAGAGGTGACCTTGTTAACGTAACAAACACAACTACACAGACTACTAACCTGATTACATACTTCGCTCCTCTATCATCTTCCTCTTACGGAATCTTCGATAGTGGTTACAAGTATACTTACGACAGATTTAACAACGAATTTAGATACATTCCAACCAATGGAGACATTGCTGGACTAATGTGTCGCACAAATGTCGTTGCATATCCTTGGTTCTCTCCTGCTGGTCAGCAAAGAGGAATCATAAACAATGCAATTAAACTTGCATACAACCCAACACAAGATCAAAGAGATCAACTGTATCCAAATAGAATTAACGCTGTTGTTACAAAACCTGGTACAGGTACACTACTCTTTGGTGACAAAACCGCACTCGCATATGCATCAGCGTTTGACAGAATTAACGTTCGCCGTTTATTCCTTACAATTGAGCAAGCACTGCAGAAAGCTGCAGAAGCACAACTCTTCGAGTTAAATGATGAGTTAACGAGAGCAAACTTTAGAAACATTGTTGAACCTTATCTACGAGATGTTGAAGCAAAACGTGGACTCTACGGATTCCTAGTTGTTTGCGATACAACTAATAACACTCCTGATATTATTGATAACAATGAGTTTAGAGCAGACATCTATCTGAAGCCTGCCAAGTCTATCAACTATGTAACTCTTACATTTGTTGCTACTAGAACTGGTGTTAGCTTCGATGAAGTTGCTGGTCGTGTTTAATTCCATTAATTCATCTAAATAACTACTAGGAGGAGTACAGAATTATGGCATCAACGAAAGAGAACAGAACGATCTCTGATTTTAAAGGAGCACTGATCGGTGGCGGTGCAAGACCCAATCTGTTCGAGGTAGAGCTCACAACTCTACCTGCAGGGATTAGTTGGAATTCATCAGATTTTTCATATATGTGCAAAGCAGCAACATTACCTGCTTCAAACATAGCAAACATCGATATCCCATTTAGAGGTCGTATTTTTAAAGTTGCTGGAGACAGGACAATTGATCCTTGGACAGTAACTATAATTAATGACGAAAACTTTAACTTAAGAAACGCATTTGAAGAGTGGGCAGATCTAATTGCCAAGTTAGAAAATAACTTGGGTGCAACAGATCCAGAAGCTTATATGGTAAATGCTAAAGTTTATCAGTTAGGTAGAGGTTCTACACCAAATAGTAAATCTAACTCTGGAACTGCAAATAGTGTTCTTAAAGAGTATGAATTCTTCAATATTTGGCCTTCAACTGTGGCTGCTATTGACTTATCTTACGATTCAACCGATACTATAGAAGAGTTTACTGTAGACTTCCAAGTTCAATCTTACAGATTTAACGGGGCTGGCGGTCCAAACGGCTAACTAAATAGTACGTAAGGAAACTATAAATCATGGCAAAATTATTTGGGTTCTCGATAGAGGACTCCGAATCACTATCGAATACTGCGGTATCTCCCATTCCTCCAAATAACGAGGATGGGAGCGACCACTATATGAGTAGTGGTTTTTTTGGTTCTTATGTAGATATTGAAGGTATCTATAGAACTGAATTTGATTTGATTAAAAGGTATCG